AACTTGTACTTCTTTTTTAACTTCTACATCTTTATCCTCTGGATTAATTACAGCATTCAATAAACCTAAAGCTAAAACACAACCGCCTAATTTTAATAAACCAAACTTTTTAAACATATTATTTTCTCCTTTTGAACCGTTACCTTATTGTAACTGCATCCATTAAACACCAAATACTTCATACATAAATTGTGGCGTAATCAACCACGTCTTACCAGACTGTTTTATAAGCCCCTCACGCTTCCATAAATCAATTTTTGTTTGTCCTACTATACTTGGCTTGAATTTACATTTCAACGTCTCCAAATTGACGTTATAACGTTCTGAAGCTTCGACTATTGTCATAATATCTTTTAATTCGTATTTCATTTTTACCTCCTGGGAACTTTAGGGGTTTTTACACCCCTATTTTTTATGCTAAGTACTTCTCTAAGCTTCCTGCTACTGGGTCTGTAATTTCTACTAGTAAGTCCATGTATGAGTGACTGTCGTCTCCTAAACCGATTACTGTAACTTCAGCACCCATTTTAGCGAATACTTTTTGTAATTTTGCCGCTTTAGTTTTCATGCGATTTGTTTTGTTGCAAGAATCAGAGATGATGAATGTCATTGGTAGTTCTGGGTGTAATCTTACATTGTTGTCGATGATGTTTGCGATTTCGTCAGTTACTGTAATCATTTCGATAGTTTTCATTTTGTTCTCCTTGTCAGCCGACTCTTTTTAGTCCGTCACTGCCTTACCTCTTAAATATATTATAACACCTAATTAGGTGTGTGTCTATAGTTTTTATAAAGTTTTTTTATTTATTTTTATATTATATAGGCTGGGAGATTTTACCCTCCCTTTTTCTTATAGTGATACTTGTCCAAACCCGAATTTCTTAAGGTATCCGTTTAAGCCTTTTGTAGTTTTTACTTCTTTGTAATTAGTCCACTCATTTGTGTTGAAATGTTCGATAGCGTGTGTTGAGAATGTTTCTAAAGCGAATCCTTTTTCTAATGCTACGATTGATAAGTCATATTCCATACCTGTTACTGTTAAAGTTTCTCCGTCTTGTGTTGAATAGAAACCTTGAGCTAAAAGTTGTTCTGCAATTACTTCGATGTTTGTTTTATTTTTTGTTGGGAATAACTCTTCGTTGATTTGAGCATCTAATTTTGCGATGTCACTTTGGATTTGGTCTAATACTTCGTTTGTAGCTTGTGCTTCGAAAGCCGCTTCTAATTCTTCATATTTTGCTAATACTTCTAATTTCATGTTTTCTACGTTTGTGTTTGTCATTTTGTTTTCCACCTTTTTGTTTGTTTTTGTGTTACTGCCTTACCTCTTAAATATATTATAACACCTAAAAAGGTTAATGTCTATAGTTTTTATAAAGTTTTTTTATTTATTTTAAATTTATTTTTATGTACAAAAAAAGCCCACCACAATTAAGTGATGGGATGATGTTTTATTTAATTGAACCTCGGATAGTTGCATATGGTAGTCCGCTCTTTTCGAACGCTTTTATAGCCGCTTCTTTAGAATTGAATGCTCCAGATTGAATACGCCACACTTTAGAATCTTTATCGTCTAATAAGTCATATTTACCAGAGTTTTTATTATCCAAGCTTTTACCAACATAAATCGCTAACTCTTTGGCGATACCTTGACACACTTTTTCAAAATCACGATTATAAATAGCTGTATCTACAATCGAATTAACAAAGCACACTTCTAATAAGATAGCCGTTTTATTAGTATTAGCTAAGAATGCTAATTCTTTACGTTGCTTTGGTCCTCGGTCAATCAATCCGCTAGCTTGAGAAATAGCTTTACTTACTTTTGCTGCTAGTCCCTTAGCATCATAATACAACACCTCTGTACCAATACCACGATTTTCACGTTTACCAGATGCATTGAAGTGTACAGATACATCTAATTCACGTGTAGTCTTGTTATGTTGCGTTACAAGATACGTTAAATTCTGTCTTTGATTCTTCGAAACATTATCTTCAATGTAATTGGTTTGAATATTAGCTTTACGTAGAATTTCTGTAACACGTTTAGCTACTCGACGCGCTTCAGTTACTTCATCTATTAAATCTCGTGCGCCTGTACCAACTACCCAATGCCCTGGTGAAATTGTAATCATTTAATTACTCCTTTGGTTTCTTGTATTTTAGTGCTTGTTCGCTGTCTGATAAGCCATTTACTGTTGGGTCGATAATGATACCTAATAAACCTAAGATAGCTAGAACGCTCTCTGATAAAGCTGTAACCTGTTCATTGTAAATAGTGATATCAATACCAAATAACGCTGCTATTTGATTAGCAATTACTAATAGTAAAGCAATTAACGATACCCAAAAACCTTTATGCTGTAAACGTACTTTCCAATTAATTTTCATTAACTCTTTCCTCCAATTTATCAATTCGTTTATGAGCGCTATCTGCTTTTTCTTCATTACGTGTAACACGTTCCATGATCCTTGATTGTTCTTTTTCTAGCATTTTTAAATCAACCCTAACAGAATCAACGCCATTACTAATTACATCTAATTTTGTATTTATAACTGCTTGTTGTGATGCGCTAGAACGTACATCCTTGTCCCTGTCCTTAGAGAAGCGAGTAACATTAATAAGAATACCTATTAATGTTCCAAGCCCGCCTACGATAGCTGTAAGTGCGTTAATTTCCATACTAAACTTGTTCCTTAATAGGAAGGATAGTAGCTACTGTGTTCTTATGAACAACACAACCCCCTAAATTTACGAAAGATGTATTGCGGTCATTTAATTGCACTGTTAACGTATCAATCGCTTTTTCGTCACTTACTGTAATCATAAAACCTTGTCCATTGTGTAAAGTTACTTGATATTCCATTTCTATTCCTCCTTTTATGTTAAATCGTCTTCTGTTAATACTCTTCTTCCATTTACATACAAGTTTCCGCCACTAAACATAAAATCGCCGAAACTGTTAAAAGTCATATCTCCACCCGATATTTCGATGAAATCGAATGAACTTCTAGATCCACCAAAGTATAAAGCGTTACCGACAGCAGCGTTATTACCCACTACAATATTAGTATTTCCTGTAATACTACCATTAACAAATACCGCGCCGTTCAAGTCGATTCTATCTGCATTAATAGTAGCATTACCAGGCGATAAGTTAATGTCCGAAATTGTTCCGCCTACATCAACTTTTAAATTAATGTTATTTGATAATTGAGTAATAGAAGAGTTTGTACTATTCTCAAGATTAGTTACATTAGATTGTATTCGATCGGCTGTTATTTCTAAAGAAGCTACATTTCTATCGACTTGTTGAACTTCTAAACGAATCGAACTCGCTGTTTGTGTAATACTTGAGTTAAGTCTGTTTTCCACATCATTAACTTCACTTCTTATTTGGGTTGCTGTCAATGTAATAGAAGAGTTTAAAGTCTGTTCAACGTTTTCTACGAATAACCTTACTTCTTCAGTTTGTGCCGTTGTCTTTTCATCTAGTTCGTTAACTGCTTGATTGGCTTCTTCTCTATTCTGCTTTACTTCTTCTTTTTGGTTAATTATTGCGTCTTCGATAGTTTGTCTTTTAACATTACCTATTTCAACGACACTTTCTTCATAATCCCTTTTTGAAGTTTTGCTTATAATTCTAGTTTCATATTCTAGACCCAACTCTTCATGGATTAACCAAACATACTCTCCTATTTTACCATCAACATCTAAAACACTAGCTTCGACATTTATATCAACTTTATCATTTAAAGATTGCCTAGCGAATTCGATAAGTTGTTGGTGAGTTTCAAGACTTTCATCTCTTATAGGTTCTGCTTCGATTATCCCAAATCTAGGGTTAAGAGCTAACTCTGAAGTATAAACGGCTTGGATACCGTCTTTCCCATAAGCAAAAACCCTAGTTCTAACATTTGTTGTATCGAAACTTTGAGATATTTCTTTGATATTGTTTTTATAACGATATTGTAAATCATTTCTTTCGCCTATCGTTCTAGCGAATCTAATAACTTTGTTAGGCATTATTTGCATTTCAAGGTTAAAGAAAGATTTTAACTTTTGTACTAAAGAAATTACATTATCGTTACCAAAACTATTGAAATTGTAAGGAGGCACTGCGTCTTCTAAAGTATAAGTCCAACCAGTACCACTAAATAACCAATCTGCTAAATCAGTAAAATTATATTGACCTTGCAAAATTTGATTTCTTCTATTTCCTATTAATTCATAGTATTCGTGATTAGCTAAAACTCTTTTTTGATTCGGAAAATTAGTTAATTGTTTAATAACATAAACATGACCGTCTTCATCTTCTACTCTAACATTGTAATCTATTAAATCGTGTCCGTAATTATTTTCGAATTTATAAGAGTCAAAGCTTATTTGTAAAGCAGTGCCATTTATCTCTTCGTACTTTTCGTAGTTACTTTCTAAAATAACCTCTGAATCGTTGCCGTTAATTATTACTAGCATGTTCCACCTCCTCCGAAGGGAGACGGTTTTTAAGCCGTCTTATAGTCTTGGTGCATCAATGTAAGGTTTAGTTACTGCGTATGTTCCAGAGCCAGGACTATCAGGTCCATTTGAACGATAATTTAAAGTTAAACCTAATAATTGAACATTTCCTGCTGTATTATCTTCAATAGCTACACCTACACGTTCTAAAACTAAATATACACTATCGCCTCTAACATATTGAACATTAGTTGGGATAGTTATAGATTGATTTACATATGGTGAATTGTTTACAGGGACATTTAAAAACGTATCAAATTTAGGAGTTGGTGTTCCGCCATTTGGACCTACAGTGTTAAGTGCTACTCTTGATCTAAATACTGAATTTGTATTCGCAGTATCACTACTAAAATGAGCCGTTATAGATTCGATAACCCCATTGTCCCATTCGCTAATTGGTGGCGTTGAATATAAGACTTTAGAATTTTGTGAAGACGGCATATTCACCGAACCCCATAATAAAGCGTTCTCACCATACGAAGCATTTAACATAGGAACTAATTCGCCTACAGTAACTTTTAATTGGTCTGACATTTTAAAAGTATGAGTTTCATAAAGTTCGCTAGTTTGATAATCTTCTAATACATAGTGAAGTTGAGCGCCTTCTTCAACAAAAATACTTCCGCCTTCTGAAATATAATGCATGATACGGTTTCCGAAAGTATTACTCTCAGCGTAAACACGACCACCCATATATTTTACTAAGTTACTGTTAGCAGATACTCGATCACCATTCGCTAAATACAAGTTATAACCGTTACCGATTACAGCACCACCGATTTTTTCGAAGATGTTGTTATCCGAGAAGCCAATATAAATCAATGAGCCATCCTGTACCAATCCAGTGATAGAAAGTACATGTGTTTGTGTAACTAATCCACCATCTGGGTCATTTAGATATAAACCGTTGGCATTTCGAACTTGGTCATTCGCACCATAAACAAAGTGATAATCTGAAATTCGGTTAAATTGTGTAAGTACGCCATTGTCTGCATCTAATTTAATACCATGTGTTGTAACTTCACGAATTTTAATTTTTTCGAAATTCATATAACCGACACTAGAACCTTGAATACCAATACCAGCTTCCGAACTACCGTTTATAAGTAAGTTTCTAAAACCACCACCAAACAGGTAACTGTTAGGAGTATCTGATTTAACCAAGAACATTACACCGTCTCTAGCACCTGCCCATCGGAAAGATGATACTGAAACTAATTCGCCATTCGTGTTAGGTGTATCGCTTCCATCACCTTCACCAATAAACGTAATAGGTTTAGTAACATTGATTGTATTAGTGATAATAGCTGTACCTCGTGGTAAATATAAATCTCCACCACCAAGAGCCGTTAAGTAATCTACAGCAGCTTGAATACTAGCTGTATCATCGGTTACACCATCAAAAGCTGCACCAAACTCACTAATATTAATCTTGTGAATATTGTTGTTTGCAAAATGCTCTGTTGATTGAGTATTTAAAGTATCGAATGATGTTAAAGGAGTTGATCCGATATCCGAACTAGTTAAAGTAACTTCCCCATTTAAATCTGGTAAACGTCCGTTAACAGTACTAACCGCACCGTTACCATCTATCCCTTTACGAGCTGCAACTCTGTAGTTAACTTTATCGTCAGTTGGTGTAACACCTGTAACTGTTTGTAAAACAATATAAGTACTTCCGTCAAACGAAACTAAAGTAGGGAACTCATAAGTAGCTGTAGGATCGTAATCAACGCTTTCGAAGTTGTTTACAATTTGTTGAATAACTTCATTGTCTAATTCTCGTTGTTGTTCTGCTAAAACACGTGCACTTTCGTTGTCTACACGTTGTTGTTCAGTTGAATTTCTCGCTTCTTCATTTTCTACACGCAGTTGTTCATTATCAACACGCTGATTTTCTGAGTTCAAAATATCTTGCAATGAATCCCTAAGTGTTACTAATTCACCTTGTAAAGAAGTCAACTCTGTATTTAAAGTGTTACCTGTAGTTGCGGCATCATTTGCACGGTTTGTTGCTAAATTAGCATCGTTAGTTAATTGCGTTAATTGTGCTAAAGCGTCATTTACTTCTACTAGAACAGCTTGAGTGTCGCTTGTAACCGTTTCTGCTTGTGTCACTGCGTTTAAAATACGTTCAATGATAGCTTCCAAATCAGCTCCACCTGCTAAAATAGAAATTTGATATCGTAAATTTGAAAAACGTGTCTGAATATCTTCAAATGTTGCGTTTAAGTTATTTCGTTGTTCTCGTGTAATTGGTGAATCTACATTGTATAATTGAGCCATTTACCCACATCCTTTTATTTATATATAAATCTGAAATCAAAATCAATATTGTCTAATGTACCACCTAATACACTGAATCGATTCAATCCTGGTTTTAATGTTATGAGTTTTTTATTTGTTGTAGAAAAAACAGAAACACCATTTTTCAAAGAACGTATACCATCTAATACCAATTCATCAGAACTAGTAAGGTTACCAGAAAAATCGTACACTTCATTTGTTGTTCTATTTATTATTTGGAATATATTTTGGAAGTTTCCTTTAACCGTTATCCTTAATTGGTTAACTCTAGGGTCGATAGTTGCATTACCCAAATTATTAAGAGTAAATTCGTTTGTATTGAAGCTATATTGTAAATCTTCTTCCCAATCAATAGCGCCATTCCAAGACCATGCATCAACATCCCATTCTTTTAAAGTTTGAGTTGTTGCTATCGATTCTGCATAAGCGTTAATTGTGATGAAATCAATAGTGAATGTTTCGAGTTTTTGATTAGGTTGTAAGTTATATCCATTAGCTACTTTTACTAACCAGCGTTTATGTGGCTCGTTCTTGAATGTAATGTAATAAGCTTCTTCTCGTAAGAACAAAGCGTTAACTTCTTCACGTATTAAGTAGAAATCAAAAATATCCCTAGAGATATAAACGAAATCCACACTAATAGTTCTGTTATTCACTTTTGAATTTAAAATAACATCACTTCTTGCATCAACGGTTACAGAATTATGTTCTATAGTAGCAGAAGGGATATAATGATAAAGACGTTTTAAACTATAATCTTCAATATCGTAACGAGTACCGTCTAATAATTCTATTATCATAAATTCACCCCTCTCGATGCCGCTCGTAAATTTGTTGTTGATTGTTGATTCTGTGACACGAATGGTGTAATTGTTTCAGCGATGATACGTCCATCTAATACTGATTGAACAACGATTGTAGAAGGTGTATTATTACCTCCCATTTGGTTAGCAATGGCGCGTCCAATTGTTCCTAATGTTTCGGCGTTTAATGGGAGCACTGCTTCACTCATGCCAGGTACTTCTCCACCCACCATAGTAGAACCTGTATTAGGATTAATTCCGAATGCTGTAGGACGCGTCATAATACCACCCTTAGCGTAGAATTCAAAGCTCGGAACTCGTGGAGGATTTAAACTAAACTCACCGTTAACTCGAACTCTCGGTAATTTTGGTAATCTAATTTCTGGTAATCGTAAATCTAAACCTGTAAAGAATCCTTTGATAGAATCAATAATTCCTTTAACCCCATCTCTAGCTCGTTCAATTGGTCTTAGTATTGCGTCTCTTACTGCTTCAAAACGACTAGTAGCACTACTTACTATTTCATCGAATTGACTTCTTGCACCACTGCCTAAGTTTCTGAAGAAGTTAATAGCATCATCAGCGAACTTTCTAATGATCCCAATTATTCTACCCGCAAAACTTAATTGAATTAATCCAAATAGTGCTTCTACTGCGCCACTTAGTATTTGTTTAACACCATCCCATGCTCCTTGCCAATCTCCTGTTAATACACTAGAGAACGTTTTAATGATTCCTAATATAAAGTTTAATCCACCATCAATAACATTTCTGATGGCATCAATAACACCTTCTATTATTGATTGAATAACAGGGAAAACCGCTTCAATAACCGTTTGAACTGCATTGAATACATTTTCAAAAGCTTGTTGAATTTGTGATCCGTTTTCATCCCAAAAATCTTTTATTAATTGAATACGTTCAGTAACAAAATCTGAAACACGTCCGAATGCTTCTACAACAAAGTCTCGAATAGCACCGAATACCGTTGCAACACCGTCTCTAAATGTTTCTGACTGAGAGTAAGCCGCTACCAAAGCCGCTACAATACCGCCTATAGCTAATACTGCAATTGCAATTGGAGCTGATATACCGCCTATAACAGTAGCTAATACCGGGAATAAACTTGCTAAGGCACTAACTAAAGGTGAAAAGAACGCAAACGCACCGGCTAATGCTGTAATTGCTGCTGATACTATAGCAAAACCAGTTACTAATTGTGGATTTGCGGTTGCAAATTCTACAAAACGTGTAGCTAAATCCGTAACTAATGTAATTAACGGTGTTAGTATTAATGATAAATCTGACAACGCTGTTTGCAAGTTTGCTTGTGCTTCTCGAGATGCAGCAACCTCAGGATTTAATTCTCTGAAAGTATCTAATGTTTCTGTTAAACCTATATCATTTAAAGTTTGTAAAGCAAAAGTGTTTCTTTCTGCTTGAGTAGATAAACCACCTAAGGTTTCATTAAAAGCATCAACATCTACATTTGAACGTGTTAGAAGTTCAGCAAACTGACCGGCGGCTTCACTACCATTAGTTAAAGTTTCCTGTAATCCATCTGATATACCTTCGACATTTAACGTATCCGAGAATCTAATAGCGGCACTTGCTACGTTATCTAATACACCACTTAACTCTTCTCCTTGAAATCCGCTTGCTAATAATTGAGATACGGCTTCTACAGAACTATCAGCCTCTCCACTAATTGCGAATAAACGTTCAAAAGCCCCTTCAGCTTCTTCTAATCCAACACCGGCTACACTAGCATTAGTTCTTAATCTCGCTAAGTCGTTATTTAAGTCTTCAGTCCCTAATACTAGACCGGCTATACCGGCAGTAGCAGCCGTAGCAGCACCGCCTAAAGCTGTACCAATTTCTCGACCAACATTTTGTGCTTCTGTCCCTAAGTCTCGTAATGCTCCACCGAATCTCCTTAAAGAAGATTCATCAACGTTAGCACTTAAACTTTCATTTAATCTGTTTTGTAAATTTTCAAGTTGATTCTCAGTTACAATTAACTCTCGGTTAAATCTTCTGTATTGTTCTGCATCTATTTGACCACTATCAAACTGCGCTTGGACTTGAGCTTGAGCTTGTCTTAATACATTCAAACGTGTTGTTGTTGTTTGCACTTGTTCAGCTAACAATTCCTGTTGTTGCGCTAACAACTCGACATTCCCTGGATTAAATTGCAAAGCCCTGTCAATCTGTCTTAATTCACCTGTGGTTCTTCTACTAGCGCTATCTACATCACTTAGCGCTTGGGTTAAACCTGTAGTTGAGCCATCAATTTCTATCGTTATTCCTTGAATACGTCTTACCATACATCCCCCTTTCTCCATAATAAAAACACCTATCAAAGATAGATGTTATTCGAGGAATTTAAATTTGTAACCACCTGTATGATTCCTTTTACCATTACATACTAAAGAAATTTTACTTTGCGCAAGTCCTAATTTTTTCGAAGCTTCATGTATACTATTAAATACTTCTTGAGTATCTATACACAATACTTTTTTTGGTAAATTATGAGTTTTCAAATCAACGTCCTTTAAAACGTAATCCTTCCCTTCTTCGTAATAAGCGAATTGATAACTAATTCCGTCTTTCGCTAATGATGATTTATTCACACCTCTACATAAAGACGAAACGGCTCCTAGTGTTAAACCTATAGATTCAGCTGCTGATTTTATAGAATCGAAAACTTTTCCGTCATTTATTCTTATAACCTTTTTAGCTCCTGGATGATTACCGTAAGACAAATTTCTTGATTTTGTTTTTTTTCTTATTTTTTCACAAGTATCTTTATTTAACTTCTTACCTTTATTTCCACCTGTTTCATAGTTATAACCAAAATTTTTATCGTTTGATTTATAACAAGAAATCCAAAATCTTTCTAATAAGTCTTTTTCTTCTTTCTCACAAGATGTTATTACTTCAAATTCGTAAACACCTTCTTTGAAATCTGATTGTAATCTTTCTGTATGCTTACCTCTTCTTAAACGAGACATATGGAGATTTTTTCTTTTTTTGAAGTTAGAAGTCGAACCTACGTAAATTTTACCATTTTCCGAATTAGTTATTTTGTAAATATTATACTGTTTTTCCATTAATATCACCTCTTGATAAAAGTATAACTCAATAGTTATTCCTTTGTCAATTGGCGTTTTCTTATCTGTTCTTGAAACGTTTAATATCTTCTTGAGTAGCTTCTTTTTCACCTTTTAATTCTGGATTACGAGCTACTGCAAATTCTTCGCAATGGTCTAAAGCCATACCAACAGTAATATATTCTAATTCTTGAATAGATAACTTCGCTATTTTACAAGCAAGAAGATACTCACTAACCGTTAAAGGCTTTTGAGTATCTTCACCATTTCCTATTTTTTTTTAGCTTTTTTAACTGATTGCTGCATGTTAGATAATAGTAACTCTTGTAATTCTCCAAACACTTCAAATACAGGGAACGAATCGAAAGAACCATACCAATCGAAAATGTCTCCAATTTCTTTGTCTGCAGTTTTAGCTAATAGATAAATAATATCTGAGAAAATTGTAGTGTTAATTTTAGATAAATCAACCTCACCTGTATTTAAATCTTTTAAACTATTTGTGATACTAATAATGTCCGCGAAATAATCACGATTGAATTGTGCACGGTATCGTAGTGGAGTAGCTCCATCGGCTTTGAACGTCACTTTGCGTTCGTCAATTGTTAATACCTTTTCCATTTATTCATTCTCCTATACTATTTTATTTTTTATTATTTATTAAGGAATCGTTACAGGTTCTACTACTGCATCATAGAATGTATCTTTGATAGCTTGGTCAGTTGTTTCGCCTGTAATCCATCGAATAGCACGGTCTGTAGGACGTGGTGAAGCCGTAATTGTTAACTCGTTTGTATTAACTTCAGTCGTTTCCGTTTTAGTAGTAGTAGAAGTTCCTGGACGTGTAGCACTGCAATTGTAATAAACAAATTTATCTTCTTGTACATCACCATCAATTTCAAATAGTAAAGCGAATTGCTTTTGACGCGCATTACCATTCTCATATAAACCACCATTAACTAATGTCTCACCTAATACATCGATACGGAATTGTTCTGCAATCTTAGCAAATGTTAAAGTCATTTCGTAACCTTGGTTTGAGCTAGCTGAGTAATAAACTCCATTATCAGCGTAGAAACGTGTGTTATCTCCTACTGTCGTTTCCGTTAATGATACAGCTCCTGGTATACGTACAGGCGTTGCATACGTGTATTCACCCGTTACTGGGTCCTCTGTAATTACTGCATAGTGCACACGATTAATACCAAAATTCACACGGTTAGCAAAGAATTGTAAAGATGGTAATTCAACGAATAATTTAATATCATTCGT